TATCATAGTCTATTGGAGATGGTCCTAAAAAATCAAAACATTTATATTTTTTCTCATATTGATTCATAACTTGTAATATATCAATACTTGATAACCATTCATTTGGATTCTTTTTCCAATCTTTAGGTGCCTCAGGTGCGAATGCATCTAAAAGCTCTTGTTCAAGTTTTGTATTCTTTGTCATTTGACGCACCCAACATGATTCTTTATTACAAATTGTTGCATAATATTCTTTTAATTGTTCCCAGATTTTTTTTGTATTCTTGGTTTTGATTGGGCGGTCAGGGTGACGAGCATTCCACATATCTCGTAGTTTATAAAGATCATTATCAGAATAACATGTATAATCTTTGTTTTTATTTTCGGGACTACAGTTAAGTTTTACAAATGGTTTTCTAAGTGTTTTAGTTTTGTTAAATCTATTTTTCCTTTTTGTGTTATATTTTTTGTTAATATATCTTTTTCTAGTAATTCTTTTGCCCATATAATAGGTTTATATTTTCTTTTTTACATCCCTAAAAGTTGGCTCTGTAATAGTTGCTTCTTTTTTTCTTGGAATAATTTGATTTTTTTTATAATTTTGTCTGACATTTTGAAACCAATCTAGTGGTAATTTTTGAAGATCATCAACGCCTTCAGATGTAGACTGTTTTTTATATTTACTTTTGACAACAATAGGATGGTGTGTAATAGGTTTGTTATTTGTAGGAACTTCCTCTCCTTGATCCTCTTCTTCCTCTTCCTCTTCATCTTCCTCTTCTTCCTCTCCATATCCATCTTCTTCCTCTTCAGATTCTTCATCATTTGAACGCTCCTTATAATTTCCTTTTTCAATTTCTCTTTCTTCTTGTTCAAAATCAATATCTTGATGTATTTCTTCAGTTCTCTCCTTTTCTAAATTTTCAGTGGTATCGTGTGCTTTAAAATAATAAACAGATTTATTAACAAAATTATCAAATGCATCTCTAACATCAATTAAAAGATCATCTGGTTCATTATTAAATAATAATTGTTCAAATAGTATTTTAATTCTGTCTCTTTGAGCTAAATATTCAGTATTCCACTTTATTTTGGCGTCATCTTTATTTTTTTTATTGAGTTTTTGAAGTTGTTGTTTGCTTATTAAAAAATTAAGTGTTAGTTGATTGACTAAATCATCGGACATTATATAGTTTATTTTAAATTATATTTGTTTAAAATAAACGTATTTATCTAAGTACATTTGGTTTCTTTTGTTAAATCCTTGGTTTGTTGTCTTGTTGCGTTGTTAAATAAAGCAAATCCAATTTTATCAGGATTAGGATTGGGATTAATAGGACAAAATTGTTCGTTTTGAAATAATCCAGGAAATGGTTGTTGTTGTTGTTTATTATTTTTCCAGTTAACTTGATATAAATTGCTTTTACTGGAAGGAATATAAGAAGCTTGAGCACAGCTTTGTAAAGCAAAAATTTGATTTCTTAACTCCGATTCATGATTAATGTTAGATGCGTAACCAGACCAAGGTCCTGAGTCGTTTCCTGGATTATAAACTTTTTCAGGCATGTATGTGGATTGTTGAATTAAAGGCGTGTTAATAGGTTTTCTGGGGTCAACAATTGGTAAAATAGAATACTTAGTCAAGACAGGTCTAGCATCTAAATAAGGTTGTAAAGGTTGAGATGGTATATTTCTTTCATATGATCTTAAATAAACAGTTTGTTGCCTTTGAGAAGTTGGTTGATCAATATAGCTATGGATATCCATTTATATATTGATTATATAAATTAATTTTAATAAAAGAGTTTATTCTATAACTTCCGAAGAAATAATTCTTTCAAGAATTTTACAAAAATCTTTTTGATTTGGTAATAATCCAAAATTAGAATAATATACGTTAAATTTTATTTCTGGGTGTTTTGTTAAATAGACAATATCTCCTGGTATCATATCTGTTAATATAATGTTAAATGGCCATTCATTTTGTGAAATAATGAAATTATATCTATTAGGGTCATTTATATACCATGTTGTTGTATGCCAAAAATTCCCGCCCATATTTCCATCTTGAATAATATAATAAGCTAAAATATCCTTAGGTTCTTTTTCGTATTTACACATGTTAATGTCTAAAATTTGGTTTTTTCTCCACCACATAGATTTAAAATCATTTGGGTCTAAAAGAGTCCAAGGTTTTTGTGACATAGCTAAAATATAGAAAATTTTTATCTTTAAGTTATAATATAATATTATAATAAATGGTATTCAATAAGGATCTCCATAGATTTCAGAATAGAATGTATGATCTAGTGGTATATATAACATGGTTTCTATATATAATTATTGCGTTAGGTTTATCAGCAAATGCTCCTGAATATTTAGATGATCTTCAATATTATGTAAAGTTGTATATTAGCTTATTTTTGATTTATCGTTTTAATCCATTTAGACGTGTAAAGTTTACAGGATTGGATGCAAAGATAGCATTTAGTGCTGGTGTATTTTTATTGGCAACAACAGCAATAAATAGTGTATTACAGAATTACTTATCAGAGCTAAAGCAATATATAGAATGGTTAAAATTTAATTAGGTCGTTTTTTGAGAGTTTTATTTTTAAAGGATTTAGTGCGTTTTGTTTTATTATGAGTATTTGGTCCAATGGGTTTCATTTTGAAGAAAATATGAAGATGATGAAGAATTTTTTTGGAAACAATTTTGTCTACATTTTGCGTCTCGCTATTTTTGCCTACATATATGTAGTTGTATTTTTTCATATACTCCAACATGAACTCCCTACAATATGTAGGGTCTATACCCTCCGCACCCAATATACCACTATTTAGCAACCGATTTATCATCTCAGTGAACTCTAAATCGTGTATATATGGCTTCACATTTATGTAATATATCTTTTCATTGCTCATGTCTGGATAAAATACATCATCTAAAAAGCATATTTGTGTATCTTCAGGCAATTTTGTACATTTTATTAAATCAGCATGTGTCTTCATATGTGTTGTTCTACATAATTCTACTCTTTTACCATGAACTTTAAATGCTGCTATTATTTGATCAAATATCTTATAATCTATTTTTTCCTCAAAATATTTCATTATATAATTTGCCCATTCTATTGGACCTTGATTGTTAGTATATATCATTAATTTATCACAATGATTCTGCTTTTTCTTCTTTTTTAGATAGTTTAGAATATTTATTATATTTGGACGTAAAAATTCTGGAAATAAATCTAGAACAGTATTGAACAATTTTTGGTCTATTGAAATTTTTACTTGTTTATGTTTTATATATGCTTTTAATGCATCCCAAAACATACCAAATTCCATAAAATATCCTAATGTTTCATCTAAGTCAAAAACTACTATTTTGGAAGTACATATTGTCATATATTATATTGTTATTTTATTAATACAAAATAAAAATATTTGTATATTTTATAGCTATGCCAGCTGAACTAACTAACAAAGATTACGTTAGTATTTTAAAATATTATAATATGACTGTACCAAGATCCAAAAGGCTTCTAAAAAAACAAGCCGAACATATTATGGCTGAAAAACTTTGTAAATGTATTAAGAAAATTGACCCCATAAATGAAGCTAAATCAATTGGAATATGTACTAAAACTATATTTAATCGTAAAGGATATACTCGCGGAAAATTTGAATGTAAGAAAAAACAAACCGTTAACTTCAGGAAAACTAACAAATCAAAAAACAAGACTCGTAAAAATAAATAATCTATATAAATTATATAAATGCCAACCACTAAAAGATGTTTAACAAAATCACATAATAGAACTAAATGGGGAGGAATGGATAGATCAAAATCACCAAAAAGGCCAAAAGTAATATTTTATAATACACGTACTGGTAGACCAAAATCTCCTGTTCATACTATGAATCCTGCCGATATTACTAAACAAATAGAAGAAAAAAATAAAACTCCATCTGAGAAATCACCTGAAGAATGGAAACAAATTACAGCTGTAGACGTGTTTGAACATTCACCTGAACATTTTTCAAAGAAAAACATTAAACGTAGAAAAATGGAGGCTGAAAGAGCACAAAATATTGCCGAATTTAATAAATTAACAGAAAAATATAAAAACTTGTCTAATAAAGCCACTGGTGTTCATCGTAAAACTAAAAGAAGACAAAAAACAAGAAAATATAGAAGAACCAGAAGACATTAAATAATCGTTAATATGAATTTTTTATTTATAAAATTATATTATAATGAATAGTAACCATTATGATATAATTATTGTTGGTGCTGGTTTAGCAGGATTATATAGCGCATATAATATCAAAAAAATGTCTCCCAAAACTAATTTGTTAGTTCTAGAAAGTAACAGAAGACCCTATATTGGAGGAAGAATTGGTAACCATATTTTTTATGGTGAAAATATTGTTGTTGGTGCTGGAGTTGGACGTCAAGATACTGATTATCTACTAATTAAACTTCTAAAAGATCTTAAAATCAAATATAAACCTTTTCCAGTTTCTATGCACTATTCTAAAAAAATTAAAAAACCTGTTAATGTTAAAGAATATTTAACCAAATTAAGAACTATATATAAAAACTATCAAAATCCACCATCAGTTACATTTAAAAAATTTGCTACAGAACACTTAGGTAGTAAGTTATATAATGATTTTGTTATATCTTCCGGTTATTCAGATTATGAAGACGAGGATGTTTATGAAGTGTTATATCACTATCAGATGGAAGATAACGCACCTGGATGGACAGCATTAGAGATTCCATGGTCATCATTAGTTCATACTTTATGTAATAAAATTGGACACCAAAATATAAAATCATCAACAAAGGTTGAAAACATTAAAAAAATAGAACACAGTCCTTGTTTGTTTGAACTAACAATATCTGGAAAACAAAATATAACTAAAACATATTATTCTAATAAAGTTATAATCGCAACAAGAATAAGTACAGTTCAAAAACTTCTTCCACAAATGAAAATTTATAAACAAATACATGGACAACCATTTTTGTATATATATGCTAAATTTAACGCACAATCAGCAGAAATAATGAGCCAGTTAGTTTCAACATATACAATTGTTCCTGGACCTCTACAAAAAATGATTCCATTCTCTAAAAGTGTATATATGATTGCGTATGCTGATAATAAAAATGCTGAAATATTACAAGTCCATAAAGAAAATACTCCTGAAAATAGAGATTTTTTTGCGAAAAAAGTTGAAGAAGCTTTGGGAATAGTTCCAAATACTCTTAAAATAACTGCTATTAAAGATTTTTATTGGCCAATAGGAACACATTATTATGAACCTTTAGATCATGAGAAGTATAGAAACCGTCCAGAATTTATAAGAGAAGCACAACATCCTGAATCTGGAATGTTAGTTGTAGGAGAAGATGTTAGTAGAAGACAAGGATGGACTGAGGGTGCGTTAGAAAGTGTAGCTAATGTTCTAAATAAATCTTGGATTGATACTTACAATTGTTGAAATGAATATCTATAATAAATTATATAACTATATATATCTATATAATTTAAACATTATTTTATAGCCTTAAACCAGGATAAATTGATCCAATAAAAAACTGAGAACGAGCTCTAAATTGTCCATAATCAATATTAAATATATCGTTATATATTTGATTAGTTGTTAAACCTTTAGTAGCATAGTATCCATAGATACGTCTAGCTCCTCCGGCTCCTCCTCCAGTTCCAGCTAAAATAGAACCAAGAGTTCTAGAACCAACAGTTCCAGATTGCCATCTTTGTGTACGAATATTTCCGGTGCCTCCGCCCATTATATTTTAACGCAATATTTTATTTTTATAATGAAATATTAAAATAATAAATAATAACCATGATATCCGATTGAGGCCATTCCTGCCATTAAAAGTAATTCAAAATATTTTCTAGATGTATCTACCCCATTTAGACCAATTATAATTAACAAAGGTCCAAATAAAAAAATATGTAAGTAATTAACCCATGCGCTTTTATCAAGTGTAAACTTAAGATATGCTTTATATGAATGATATATAATTATTATAATTCCTAAATACAACAAGATTGGAAAAATAAACGCAGGAGTTTTTATACCATTTATGCCTACATATAAAAATAGTGAACCAACAATTAATATATGAAATAAATGAACAAAAATATGTGATGAACTCATAATATATTATAATATATTTTCTTATGATATATTATAATGGGATTTGATTATTCAAATGTTGAAAATCATATGACAGGTGGAAGAAAAACAACTAGAAAAGTTATGATTAAAAATAGTAAAGGATACAAATCAGTTTGTACTTATAAAAATGGTAAAAAATGCCACAATAGAAAAAAACATTTAAGTAAATCTGAAATACAAATGATCAAAATGGGTAAATTTATTCCTGGTCTATTTAGTGATGTATCAGCTACATTTACTAAAACTCGCAAAAATAAACATTAATCCTCATCTTCAATATCATCATCGCTTTCAGATTTTTCTTCTTCTTTAGTATTATCTAGATGATCTAATGCGTGAATAATTACTTTTTCTTGAGTTGTTAATTTTTGAAATATAAGACATTCATCCATTTTGAATGTGTAATGGCGATGCATAAAATTTTTACAAGTTATTAGAATTCCATTATCAGTTATTTTTATATCACATATCATTCCACAATGATGAAGCGGAAGATAAGACGGATCTGTAATAGGAATCCATCTTATAAAACAACCATGTTTCAAATCATTAAGCTCATCAACATATCTATAACCTTTTAATTTTTTTAAATAATCTAATGTAGTTGGTTTATCTAAATGTAATTCTTTTATTATATTAAAATTCATCTCAAATATTTTTTTACTAGTAAGATTCATTATGCTCTCATTATTTTCATTATCTAAAGCATTCATTAATTTATTTACATCCATATCAATTATTAATATAAAATAAAATTATTTTAAAGTTTATTTTATATAGTTTATAATGTCATTTGATAGACTTTGGGATTTATTTACTTATATTTTTAGAATTTTTAAAAGAGATCGTAGACCAGAATATTCAAGAGTAGAGGATAATGATGAACTTGAATATGGTAGATTAACAGATTTTGATACTCCTGTTTATACTTTTGTAATTGTTAGAGATGATTAATTTACCAACTAAATGCATTACCAAATCCACCTGACATTGCGTTAGCTGCCATAGGTTCAAATGATTCCATACCTGGTGTAGCTGCACCAACTAAAGGTGTTGAATCTTGTTGATACATTTGATCATAATTTGGTAATTGTTGAGTTTGAGTTGGTTGAGCTGGTGGGAGAGCGCTAATAGATGTGGAACCCATTGAATTTAATGATTGACTCATAGCCATTTGATTTTGAGAAATTGGTTGGGATACTTTTACATTACCGTTTCCTTTCTTACCTTTTTTCGTGTCTTTTGGACCCTCCCATAACTCCATAAGGCGTTCAAATAATATTGATATCTTTTCTCCTAATTTGGTTTGTAGACTAATAAGAATAACTAACATAGGAAGAACAGCACTAATTACATTCCAATCAGGATACTTTTCTCCACTATATGTTGGAACATATGTTATTATTCTGTTAATAAGCAAAATTCCAAAAAACATAAATAAAACTTGTGCTAAAACTTCAGCTGTTATTTCTAATGATCCTTTTTCATCATCTGCTTCTGGAACATATCTTTGCATTAATTTATTTAATATTATA